CTAGGTGCTCGTTCGCTAGGTGCTCGTTCGCTAGGTGCTCGTTCGCTAGGTGCTCGTTCGCGATTAATCTGTGTTTGTCCCTTGGAACTAGACGCTCTCTCCTTCTCATCAGAGACAAATTTCATCACATCAAGCGGTTCACTTGTCTTGTGAATTAATTTGTGTACCGCTTTTTTTAACGCTTCTGGTGCGGTACCATAACCTACAGATTCTAATTGTTGTCGGCTGACTTGCAGATCAGGATTGGTTTTGGGATCGAAATAATTGTCGGGTAAAGCCTCTTTTGTGTGATGCGTATGTTCTGATGAATCATCATCCATTTGAGCGATCAAATACTGCCGTCGATTTAGGTTATTTTCACTATAATTTTTAAGTTGTGAGTTAATCAACAATTTCAATTGCCACAAAGTCTCATTATCTGTGTTATTATCATCAAAAAATCCGACTTCATTCCATCGATCAGTTGCGGTCAATTTGAACTTGATCAATAGGTGTCCTTCGATTCGGCGAACTACCAAATTAAAAAGTGTCTGCAAATTTTCTTCACGGTAATTCTCAATAATACAGACGTAATGCCGACAATCAGAGGCGATCAACTCATATAACTCTTTAACACTAGCCACCTTCATCAATTCAACATCATCTTTAACTTGTTCTGGTTTTAGTTGGCGATAATACACATCCAATCGCGTATCATCAATAACATAAGACACATGATCAGGTAGAGTCTTGGGATCGGTTGGGATCTGGGGATCGGTTGGGATCTGGAGATCGGTTGGGATCTGGGGATCGGTTGGGATCTGGGGATCGGTTGGGATCTGGGGATCAGGTGTTTCCATTTATTTATATGTATGTATTAATGTGTGTTAATCTTATCTAGATTTCAAACGCACCCCGACCACTTAGTATCCTTAATATATTGACAAATTTTGGGATACCAATCATTTTTCCATTGATCTTTGACATCTTCCCAATGAGTGTCGAAAATCGTGTATTTATTCAATGTTTGATCCTCATTAAATACACAACTCATTAAAATCCACTTGTTACGATGATATAAATGCATATATCCCGCTACTTGGGCTAGATATTTGGGTGGTAATTTAGTCAATAAATTACTTTCTTTGACATGACATTTGATTTCCAAACCAGTCTCGGCATCAATCAATCCATCACAGATTCCTCCAATTCTGGGATTGTGATCATCCACCATAAATAAGGCTTTTTGGATATTAGTTTTTCGTAATTTAGTGTAATAATATATGGCGACCGATTCGTGTGTAATCCCATGTTGAGTTGCATAGGTGGAATTGGGTACATATCCATTTTCGATCTCGTCGCGTAAGGCTTCTGGAGTTTGATATTCATCAAATCCCAAAATCGTTCCGAATTGACTAGGTCCGATATACTTACGATATTTCTTGAATTTTTTAATTGGTGGGTCAGCCATAACTACGTTTAAATTATATATATTTTAATTTATAAAATACATTTTAAATTAACTCAAAATTACATTAAAATTCAAAAAAGATTTGAATTTTAATTTGTGTTCCATATCTATATATGTGCTCATCTCAATTCGAAATTTGGGGTCAAGATATCGAAAACATACAATTAAGTCAACGTGATCTAGATACTTTTGATTCACGGCGAAATTATCTATTTCCACAGGGTTCAAACGGGGGAGTTTCAAACAGCGGGGTTTCAAACAACGGGGTTTCAAACAGTGGGGTTTCAAACAGCGGGGTTTCAAACAACGGGGTTTCAAACAACGGGGTTTCAGACGGGGGAGTTTCATACAAAGGGAAGGTCTCAAACGTTAAACTCAACACTAATACTAAAATCAACCGTTCGGAACATGAGACGTATGATTCTTCTAATCTTCGTCCGATCAATATTGAAACAAATCTCTTTTTGATTGGTAAACCACTCGACCGTGATGGGATCACGTTGGCCGAGGCTCAAAGTATCAATACCCCATCAAGCCGTCAATTATACCGAACCTATCACGCACCTGAAATCAATTCCATTTGCTATCCCAATCAAGACCGCAATGCGTGGGACACCACCACCAAGGCTCTTTACCGGACTATCGACCACCGAACTTAATTACCGATCAATTGGACGATTGAATATTCTTTAAACTCATATGAAATCAATGTCCGTGTCAACACGATCATTAATTTAGTCACTCCAGGGCTAGGATCACATTCCACTAATTGATTGGAAACATAAACTACTCCCTTATTGTTCATCAAGATCCCAATGACTCTTTGTGTTGCATCAATCATTGACCCAATAACTCCATAAGAAATTTTAACAATATCTCGAATCAGACAATTGATCGGAAAATAATGATGGTATTTGAGAGTGATTACGGTATTTTCATGATACACATACTCGTTGGTTTCCAAAGTATAGATGACCAGATCTTTTTTATGGTATTGCATCGGATCACCCCTGGACAACTCGTTACTAATCAGAAACTGACTTCGATTATTAGTTGTGTCGTAATTGGCCACATATGATGCGATCAATCGTTGAGTCACATCGACCCAATGATCCAAGCACCCATAGGAGGCTTGAACAATATGGTCACTATTTAGATCAGGTGTAGCCACACTATTGATCATATGATCACGAACAATTCTTAAATCAAATGGAAGAGTTATCATTTGATAGGGAGACTCCTTCCAATACTGAATTAAATTCATTTCCGACATAAATAGCCATTTGTTAATTATATCATGATTGGTCGCGGATAGAGGTTCCACCCATTTCTTAGTTTGAATATATTTGTTATAAATATATGGCCAATGATTGATCAATTCCGATTCATAGTTGATCATTGGTGGTGAACCGCATGAAATTGTATCTGGAAATGAGTAAACGGTTTGTGGTGTAGGTGGGGTACTTAATGCCTTCAATGTTTGCCTAACGGTGGTGATTCGATACCCTATATCAAACCTCGTACGAACCACCCAATCATACTTAACATTGGCACTTCGTTCATATTCGATTCTCATTTGATTATTAAGCCACCGACGATACCACAAGCGAGTCACGAACCCATTGGTGATCAAGTGATCTTGAATGTTCTTCTTTGCATCAGTCACGCACTTTTGATACCGTTCACATAACTCATTTTCATGACGATGGATGTGTTTTGGATAATCTTCAATGAATCTCCAAATCACCTTTCGATTCTTTTGATTGAGCAAGGCACTGATTTTATTCTGGTTATCAACCGTGTAACCATCGGCTTTTTGAGTTAGGATAAACACATCATAATCCAGTTGATCATACATCAAATAGTATAGAATTTGCGGTAAACAGACTTGAAAAGTTCGAAATACACCATAAATTTGTAAAGCATATTTCATTGAATATATAAATATATAGTTAGATATTTATATGTCTAATCTCCCTAAAAATCTCCATGTGTATCAGTTGGACGATTTGATTTTAGAGTCGAACACTAAACACGCCGAAGGAGTATATGGAACCATCATTTATGGGCGTCTCAAGGCGACTGGGCAACCGATCGTTCTCAAACAATATAAACAAACCTTGGAACCACCACACACATTTCACTATCAACTCAAGGAAATCTTATTACTTCAACATCTCAATCAGTATCCCGCCACCAAGATCGTCAAATTATACGGGATTTATATTGATCGGACACGATCGACGCTGAGTCTTGTCTTGGAACGGTTGGACACCACGATAAAAAATGCGGTGATCGACTATCAATCAGTTGTATACCAAATCTTACAAGCAGTCTATGCGATTCACAGTTTAGGTGTCTTTCACAGTGATATTAAACCCGATAATATTATGCTTGTGGGTGATCAAATCCGCCTAGTTGATCTAGGACTATCTGAGTTCGTCGGAATTGGTCCTAATCTGGCACAAATGACGTCGTATTCTGGCACACCACTGTATGCTGCGCCAGATCTAGTTGGGATTGCTAATTATGTGGAGCACAATCGTAAAACTTACGCGACTGACATGTATTCAATTGGTGCCACCATGATCGAACTGATCCTACGAAGATCATCAAGATACACCATTGGACGTAGGATTACTGACGATTTAGATATGGCCTTCGATGTGACTCAGATGTTAAGTACAGCGATAACTCCATTAGGTGTTGATTTATTGATTAAAATCATGAATCCCAATGTCCACCAACGGTGGTGTTGTCAACAGGCAATAAAACATCCATATTTCAAGTCTCTCAACAGATCGAACTCTAGTGGCACGACCACTCTGAGTATGTTAGGTGGCAGTTATATTACTGATGTGCGACTCAAAACTGAAATCGTCAAGTATACCCCCGAAGAACTGAGTCAACGCACCATGGAGTTATGTTACATGGAGGAAATCCATCATAATTACATGAACGATCTAATTCCTAGTGTTACCGTTCGACGTGTCGATTTGTACCAACAACACATGATTTGGATATTGGATAAATGGAATTCATTCAATAACATCTTTACTGGTTTTGATACCATCATTAATAGTCAGTTAATGATTAAACAGATCATCGACCAACAAGACACTGATGATATACAGGCAATTGTAATGTTAGTCCACAGTATCTATGATTCCATCTCTCGACCCATACCAGTTGCCTATTTCTTGTATAGTGTCTTATCAACAAGCAAGTATAGCGTTGCCAAACTGCACCAATTAATGGTCGACCAATTGATGATCAAAACTAACGTCACTTATAATTTTATCCCCATCTGGAGTCATATTATGTATACCGCACTGAAACTTTCGAATGATTTAGTTAAACTACAGGTCGACAACCTATTTACAGAACTCATTTCACTTATCGGTAAATGGGTTTTATTTTTCTTCATCCAGACTACACCATATCCTTATACATTGACAACTTGGGAACTAGTTAAGTTCTGCACTATGTACTCACTCTATCCCATGTTGGAAGTCTCTATGATTGAACTTAATCAAGAACCAATAATCGATTGGTTGACTATCTCCCCACAACATTGTCAAGGATTGTTTGTATATTATCAAACTCAATTAGAAATAATGCACACACAACCCAAACAATCAATGGTCTTAAATTCCCTGTGGGGGGACGCAGTCCCCCCATGACCCCTCCCTTCCGTCATTACATTTGGGGACTGCATCCCCCCTCCTCTCGTCACTATGAGTCCCATGATATATTTACTTGTGTCGAATCTCAGCGATCATTTTATTTGCTTCAAACAACGTTTGGAAGGATCCCGTGTCCAACCATAATGAGTTTAGTATGGCATGAGATACTTTACCCTGCGTGACGTAAGACAGATTAACGTCAGTAATCTCTAGTTCACCTCGCTCAGAAGGTTTTAAGTGATCGATCACCTCAAATACATGAGAGTCGTACAAGTAGACACCAATCACCGCATAATTAGTTGGGGGATGTGGTGGTTTCTCAATAATGTTAATGATCCAACCATTGGTGATTTCCGCTACTCCAAAGGCAGTTGGGTTAGGGATCTCCTTGATGAATAACTTACAGGTACCTGCTGATTGTTGTTCAAATGCTCTAATCTCCGCGGATAGATCATCCAAGATTAAATTGTCTCCCAAGACAACACAACATTTATCATTCCCCACAAAACTCTTGGCTAATTTCAAAGCACCCGCAATCCCATCTGGTTTGGCTTGATAGGCATACAGCACTGAATCCAGTCCCAATTGATGTCCATCACCGATTAATCGCGCAATATCACCAACCGCATCTCCACTAATGATCAAAATTTCCTTACACCCTGCCTTAACTAGGGTGTCAATTGGGTAGTAAATCATTGGGCGATCGTAAATCGGTAGTAGATGCTTATTAACCACTAAAGTGCATGGATATAACCGAGTTCCTAGTCCACCTGCTAAAATAATTCCTTTCATGTGAGATTTATGTATAATATATTTGACGTATTCTTATGTATTTTATGTGGTCAATAGTTGGCGATTTATACGTTGTATGGATATTCAATCGGTCAATTTATTAACATCAAAGTGAATGATGACAAACGGTTTACGTGATTTATGAATCTGGATTGTTGACTAAGATTAGAAGTCGCTTACCGTAAACGACAATATAGGGTTTGATTCTCTAATCAGTCGGTCGAAATTTAGCATACACTTGATTCATTTTATCAATTAGTAAATACACTGTCATGATGTTGTTACTACCGTAGTATAGCTGAGTGGCATCGAAGTCATTAATCTTGATATCATTGTCGATTTTGATAAAACTTTGATTCAGATCCAATTCTGGAACTAATCTTTTAATACTCGCATTCAAACCGTTCACTCCTTCCAGAAAGAGTCCGACCATTACAGTCTGTGCCCGTTCGTTGAAAGAGGTTTCCCGCTTCCATTCGTACGTTAGACCCACTGTTCACCCAATTTTATCCAAATTTGCAACCGGATTGACAGGAATCAAGCGGGTTACTGTCGATCAAGCGGATCCGATCGATGTTGTTCTGGCACGTCATCGTCAATGGATGGAACAGACAGTTCTAAGCAAGGGTCTTCGTTACGCATGGTAGCTGGGACTTAATAGAATTTTTGCCTAATGAGATGCGATTTAAGGGAATGTCGGTGCCCGACTATATGAAAGACCATTGGATTGACCTGAAATGGATCTATCAAAATGTGACTGGCGGTTATGAAAGTGGTATGGTCATGATACTGAAGGCACTGCATCTTAAACTCAATGGTAAACATCATAGTAGAATTGACGATACTGTAAATATTACAGATATCTTGCGAGAACTGATTCGACGTGGATTTGTGTATTCTCCGACAAACAAAGTTATATAAGAAGATTTACACAGATGCACATATAACATGCAAAAACTTAAAATCGTGATGGTAACTGGTGGATGTGGGTTCATTGCCTCCAATTTTATCCATAAACTACTTCAAACTGGACGGTATTTTGTGATCAACGTCGATAAACTTAATTATTGTGGCAGTGTCAAGAATGTTGAAAAACACTACAATTTTGATCGCCATGAGATTGAAGACACTGACTTAACTAATTATGTCTTCTACAAAACAGATATCAATAATACGGAGTTCATTTCCGATATCCTTCGTCGTCATAAAGTTGAACTTGTTTATCACTTTGCTGCACAAAGTCACGTTGACGCTTCGTTTGGCAACGCATTACAATTCGTAACTGATAATGTCATGGGAACCGCATGTTTACTAGAATGTTGCCGAGTGTACGGTAAATTAGAACGGTTCATCTACGTTAGCACTGATGAAACACTTGGTGATGTCACCAAGGAGCGCGAAGAAGTGATTCTTAAATACGGCTTGTTGAGCCCAACTAATCCATACGCTGCCACCAAAGCGGCTGCAGAATTAATTTGTAAATCGTACCATAAATCTTACAAATTACCAGTGATCATTACACGTTCTAATAATGTATATGGACCGGGTCAATTTTGGGAGAAGTTGGTTCCCAAAACTATTTATTTATTACAGAAGAATCAACCAATTCCGATTTACGGTGATGGAAGTGCTTTGCGTAAATATTTATTTGTGGAGGACGCATGTGACGCATATTTGTTAATCATGGAACAAGGCGTAGTTGGACAAATCTATGAAATGGGAACCATTAATGAATACAGTGCATTGGTTATAGCCACTCAATTAATTAATCGACTGAAACTTGGTGACGCTCAGCAATGGATTAAATATGTGGGTGATCGAGCCTTCCATGATACGAGATACATGGTTAATTCACAGACTTTGTCAGATTTAGGATGGACACCAAAAACACATTTTATTGAAGGTCTGAACAAAACAGTAGAATGGTACACTCGATACGCAATCCCGAAATCACATTGGGCTTACGGTGAGGAAACAATGATTATCACTAAAATTTGAATCAAATCTATTTGAAAGTATTCAATTTTAGATGTTTGAAGTTCACAATTTAGTTTTCATTTACGTCGATGAACAATTTTCCAGTTTCGTTTCCATGACGAGTTGCGGTATTAGATAGAATTACCATTTTATTAGTCTCATGTTCATGGGTCAAATGTGATTCAGTGTATTAAATTAGTAGTTCTTTTCTCACTGATATTGCCAATGGATGATATCCGTGTAATCCTCACCGACACCGCTGTCTACATTTATCATTTATGATCGGTGAGTTTTTACGATTGCTACAATTCAAGGTAATAAAAAATTTTTAATTTCGTATAAAATTAAAATATCTATGTAATTTTATACAAATGTTCAAAAAAAATTACAAATGGAATCGAAATGTGTAAGGGAAGACAGTAGCAGTGATGACGAACAGTGTCATTTTAAATATGGATCAAAGGGACCGCGTGGCCATCATGGACCACGTGGACATCGTGGACATAGTGGGTGTGATGGACGCGACGGATCAGTCTGACCAACTGGCAGTACTGGTGATACTGGACCTCAAGGAATACCCAGTACTGCGTGCGGTACTGGATCAACTGGACCACAAGGATTCACTGGACCACAAGGATTCACTGGACCACAAGGGGACACTGGATTCACTGGACCACAAGGGGACACTGGATTCACTGGATTCACTGGACCACAAGGAGACACTTGATTCACTGAACCACAAGGAGACACTGGACCACAAGGAGACACTGGATTCACTGG